CGCTCTTTTTCAGATATAAACAACATCGTAGTAAGAAATAATATGGACACCGTCGCACTTCTCTGGGTGATCGTGTGTATTTCTGCAGCGTTATTGGGAGTAGGCATGGCGGTCGGAGCGTATGTCTACCTCGGCCACGTAGCTCCCCCAGATTCTACCCTCACAAAACCCCTGGAAGTGTATACTGGTCTCACCAAAGCCGCCCCCCTTGGATGTCCCAGCACTGATGTCCTGTGTGATTACTACATGTCCAGTAGTGGATACACTGTGATTCCCCACAACACTATTAACACTTACATTGTGACCGATGCCATCACCAAGGTGATCAAGGGTGGTGCCCGTCTGATCGAGTTGGACGTGTATGCAGTTGACAAGAAGCCGGTGGTAGGTGTGGCCGATGCCAAGACCCTGAAAATGACGACCTACAATACTCTAGACTTCGAGGACTGCTGTGTCACCCTGGGCAATGCTGCATTCAACAGTGCAGTCACGCCAGGATACAAGAACCCGTTCGTTTTGTCCCTCGTTTTCCACACCTCCGACAACGCAATTGTCACGCAGTGTGCTGATATCATGAAGAACACTCTGCGGAAATACATGCTGAGTTCCGAATACTCTTACCAACGCAAGAATCTGGGAGTAGAACCTATTTGCAACCTCATGGGCAAGCTGGTCATCGTCAGCGGAGAAAACATTAAGGGGAATGGAATGGACGAGTTAGTGAATATGTCCTGGGTTTCGTCGCAGATGCGGAGGATGACGTACACACAGGCATCACAGACATTTGATCACGAGGAGCTGATCGAATACAACAGGCGTAATATTACGCTTGTGGTTCCCGATATGAATACGACTGCGATCACAAACAAGAATGCGGAAATTTGCTTTTCGTACGGATGCCAGTGGGTAGCGATGTCATGGGGAAGCCTGGATAACGCCATGGAACTGTACACTGGAACCTTCTCCGACAACTCCTTCTCGATCAAGCCCGATATCCTGCGTTACCACCCGACGACCTACAAGGCCCCGACGCCACAGAGTGCGGGCGTATCTCTCCAGCCCAAGAATGTCAAGTCGCCAATGTACGATTACACAATAAAGTCTAACACATGAGACAAATAGAAATGGAAGGTGGACGCTCTGCATGGATCTCTCACATAAAGAAGGTCGCTCGTGAGAAGGGTATCAAGTATGGCGAGGCGATGAAGATTGCGTCAAAGACGTTCAAGGGAGGTGCCGGCCCGGGCGGTCTGGCGATGCCCCCGATGGGCGGTCGTCGTCGTGGAACCCGCAAGGTCAAGGGCGGTGCAGGTATGCCTGCGATGCCGTCGATTCCTGGTATTCCGGGGATGGGCGGTCGGCGTCGTCGCTCTACCCGCAAGATGATGGGAGGAACCGCTTACGGATTCGGCGGCGGCCCCTACACTGGCTCTGATCTCCCCGACGGAATGACGCGTTTCCCTTCGATGCCCGATGCGACCTACCAGGGCCCGTCGTCGCTCAAGGGCGGCCGCCGTCGGCGCCACACTCGCCGCCGGTGAGAAGTAAAGTCTAACCAGACATACAAATGGAAGGTGGACGCTCTGCATGGTTAAAGCACGTGATGTCCGTTAAGCGTAAGCATCCTAAGATGTCCCTAGGCGATGCGATGAAGGCTGCGAAGAAGACTTACAAGAAGACTCGCAAGGGCGGTGCGTATGCTCCTTCGACGGATGGACATGCGGCTCAGCTCCCTTATGACAAGCCGTCCACTGCCCCGGGAACGGCGGTAGGTGCCAACGGAACGTTCTCGCAGAGCGGATCTGTCCCTGCCGCATTTGGCGGTCGCCGTCGCCGGCACACAAAGAAGGCGGGTCGTCGTCGCCACCGCGGAGGCAATCACACGCAGGGAGCCGCTGCAGTCTACGGTGCTGCCTCCAGCGAGGCCTCGGCGGCTGCTCGCCAGGCCGCTGCTGCCCGCAACGGATATGAGTGAACTCCTCAAAGTTTCTTGAACATATCGTAGACGTCCTGCTCAATACGATACCTCTCGAACTTCCTGGCCAGGTCTGTATAACACGCTAGGAACCCCCACTCGTGCGAAAAGGTGGGGACATACACTGTATCAAACACAGGGTCAACTTTAAACAGTTGCTTCATCCGATACTTACACTCTTTGATGAACACCCAGTTCGGGTGGTCCTCAGACAGTGAGACCGGACCCACATGGGCAGATACGATACCATTGGGATTCAGGATCCCTGGGAGTTGCTCCAAGATATCAAAGTACAGAGTCTTCATCGTATCTCCATCGGGATCGGGGAGATCAATGATGATACCATCATACCGGTTCTCCGTCGACCTTACGAACTGAAGTGCGTCGTCGCAGATGTATGTGGTCCGAGGGTTCAGAAGTGAGTCGCAGTTCTCCAGGAGCTTCGTCTTCGCAAACTCTACGAACTGGCGGTCCCAATCGACTATTGTAATGCTTGAAGTGTACGGGGAATTGTATAGGTTTCGAGCCGCTAGACCGTCCCCTCCCCCCAAGATCAGAATGTTCCGGCATTGGGAGAACAGAGGTTGTGTCAGCAGATAGTGATACCTGTGCTCGTCCAGCGTCGAATACTGGACTTCCTCGTCCATGATCAGCATCTTCCCGTGGTGCTTGGTCTTGACATACTGCACGTGACTGTAGGGCGTCAGAAACTCGTGCAGTTTCTGGACCACATCGTAGATTACTCTCTGTCCGTACTGGCTCTTCTCGGTCATGGTCAGGATTGAATAGAATTGAGCAATTCTTCCAGACGAAAAAGTTGCTCGACGTTTATTCTTCTATGTCGAGATACCTTTAAACTTAATTATTAATTATTGAGGACAATAGACATCAATACTCTTAATTTCGTCGCGACCGTTCTTGAAATACAGTACACTACAAACCTGCAAGTTCCTTCCGAGCATGGGCTTCAACATGCTGTTCGCCGATATCTTCGTTCCATCAAGTAACTCGAACCACATGTGCCTTTGATTTCCATAGAAGTAAACTTGTTTTATCCCAAGAGGTAGAAAGTTCCCGTTCCTGCTGAAACGACCATCTTCCAGTTGTCTCGTACCCCAGGTACAGTGTTCACTAATGTTCTTGATTTTCTCGTCGATGTTAGGGCGTGCGTGGAATGCCATGGTTGATTAGTATTTTTTTTACAACAACTCCGATTCGTTTTCACCACATTGAGATATCCTCCATCTTGCATTCGGACTCTCCGCCGGCATACGCTGCCTCAACCTTCTGCTTGATCTGATCGGAGTAGTCCACGAACGCCTCGTCCGTGCCCTCGGGTAGCCTGGTCTCGTCCAGCAGGATATCTACGAACCCCGTGCCGCACGGAGGCTTCTGGCCGAACATGATATTGGCCGACACGCCCTTCATGGGATCAAACTCGGCGGAAACGGCAGCATTGAATAGAATCTTAGACGTCTCCTCAAACGACGACTTTGCCAGCACGCCATTGTCATGCATGTACATTCCGAAACGGTTCACCGAGACGAGACGGCCCTGGTATGTCATGGCGTCCAGAAGCACGCTCATGTGGTGGTAGTTGGTATAGGCCTCGGCAAACACTTCCGAGAACTCATCCAGGAGAGCCTGGCGAGCCGCTTCCACACCTAGAACATCGAACACCTCGTGAATATGGTTGCTGAACGTCCTGGTCGGGTCAATGTTGTCGCGGCCCAGGAGCTCGTACAGGTTGGCACCCTCCACATCCAGGACGTACTGCTTGCGGGACGCATAGGCGTTGACCTTCTCATCCCATACGAGCTCGCGGTTGACCTCGCGAGGGATCACACGGCCCACGCCGTCAATGCCGGTGAGAACTACGTCCAGGACCCGCTCTTCCAGGAACCGCAGGGCCAGAAGGTTCTTCACCGCATCATCGGGGAACACGATCCGCATCACGAGCTTGTCGGAGTTGGAGTCGGAGTAGACGCACTGGAGAATGTGGAGACCTGCCTGGCCCATCTTGTCCTGGATAGTGACCATATCGTTGATGTTACGAGCTGCCATCTCCGTCTCGTCGAACTCGAGACGCATGATCCACTTGGACGCACAGTCGGTCGGGTTGGCAGTAGAGAATTGCTGGAACCGCTGTAGGATCTCGCGGTCCTCTGCGACCGCAGTGTCCGTGGTCAGCGGGAAGGGGTCGTAGTACATCCGAACGGACTTGGTGATATCGCGGACCGTCGTCTTCTGGAGCTCGCGGGCGACCATGATCGCCCGATCGAGGCTGTCGCCGTCAGTGGCAGTCAAGTACACGAAGTTCAGGGGCTTCTTGGGGCTCTTGGAAATACCCAGGAGCTCCTGGATACGCGGGACACCAGCCGTCGCACCTGCCTTCACCGTGCCGGCAGAGTGGAAGGTGTTCAGGGTCAGCTGCGTCGTGGGCTCACCGACCGACTGGGCGGCCAGGGCACCTACCATCTCGCCGGAATGTACCTGGCTCTTAATATACTTGTACCGCACCTCCTTGATAACCTCGTCGAAGATGGCCTTGGTGAAGCGGTGCTCGAGGATACAGCGGCGAGGAGCAAGGTAGTATCGGAGGAGGCAGTGGAAGACGCGATTGGGGGCCATCCAGGGCTCCTTCATCAGCTTGGTGAGCTCATCGAAGGTGTAGGATGGAGTGAGGTCAGTCTTTGTGGAGTATGGATTGGCGTACTTCTCAATCACCCGCTTGAGATGTACGGGCGAGAGCACCGAATCCTTCTTCAGAAACAGGAACACCTCTTTCACCAGCATATCGCGGTCCTTCACCAGCTCGTCGACCAGATCGGGAGCCTCGGTAATCGTCTCGGTCACGAACGGCTGGATCTCTTCAACGGAGAGAGCGAAGGTCTTGTAAATATCCTCCAGCGTCATGAGGCCGAGATCCAGGGGCTGGGACTCAACCTGCGTCGAATCCACACCGTCCTCTCCGTAGCGGTACTGGATAATCATGCCGCCGTTATTGCGGACCGTGCCATCGTGCTCCACCCGCATATCCTCCATCGTCTTCATCATACGACGCTGGATGTATCCCGTGTCCGAAGTCTTCACAGCCGTATCGATCAAACCCTCGCGGCCGCCCATGGCGTGGAAGAAGTATTCTGCAGGACGCAGGCCTTGGACGAAGGAGGACTCCACGAACCCGCGGGACTCCACACCGTCATCGTACTTGGTGAAGTGGGGCAGGGTGCGGTCCTGGAGAGTATACTGGATACGCTTACTGTCCACGATCTGCTGGCCGAGGAGAGCCACCATCTGCGTGATGTTCAGACCAGAACCCTTGGCACCCGACTCCACCATCTGAACTAGACGGTTGGTGGGTGGCAGAGTATCGGTCACCTGCTTGGAGATCTGGGCAGAGATATCCTTGAGGGCATTACTGATCTGGTTCTCCAGCTCTTCGCCGTCGGAGCGACCGCTGTTGTTGAAGAACTTGCCGGCGTGGACGTCTGTGAGAATTTCCTGGACACGCGTACGACCCTGAGCCAGAGCCTTGGCCACGAACTCCGTGGTCTCCTTGTTGAGTTCCAGATCGGACGAACCAGTGGAGAAGCCGGTGTACATGTTGAACTTCGTCACAATGGCCTGGACCTCGTTGATGAACTGGCCGCACCGCTGGTGACCGAAATCGTTGAAGAGTACGTGAAGCACACCCTCGGACGGGGTATTGAATGCTCCCTTCTTCAGTAGGCCCTTGGTGAGGACACCGTCCTTGATGGTGACGCGGCCCTTGAAGTTCATGAGGGGGAAGGCACCGGAGATGATGTCCATACCCGTGTGTGCCTCGTTCGTCCGCTTGAACGAGGAGAGAGGGCGACGGACCTTGGCCATGATGTTCATGGCAATGTGCTCGGGGATACGAACAGCAGGGTTGGAAATACGGTAGGATCCCGTGAGCGTATCCTGGACCATCTGAATGATGGGGGCATTCTCACGGGGGCTGATGATGAGACGCAGGACAGAAGCAAGCTGCTGGAGCTCGGTCTCGGCAGCCACGGACTGGGGGAGGTGGAGATTCATCTCGTCGCCGTCAAAGTCGGCGTTGTACGGCTTGGTGGCCGAGACGTTCAGGCGGAACGTAGAGCCGGGCAGGACCTTGACGCGATGGCACTCCATTGACCCCTTGTGGAGCGAAGGCTGGCGGTTAAAGAGCACGTAGTCGCCGTCGATCATGTGGCGGTGGACCACGTCGCCCTCGTGGAGATCTATCATGTCGGGGTTCACATACTTCAGGGACATCATCCGCTTCTCCTCTTTCAGGAACACAGACTTGGCACCGGGGTACTTCACACCGTTCTTGACTGCGGCCATGAGGCGGTCGCGGTTGTACGGCGTCACAATCTCGGGCTTGGTGAGATTAGACGCAATCTCCTCGGGAACACCCAGTTCGTCGACATCGATGTTGGCATCGGGCGTAATGACCGAACGGGCGGAGAAGTCTACACGCTTGCCCATGAGATTACCACGCACGCGACCCGTCTTGGCACCGAGACGGGACTTCAGTGTCTTCAAGGGACGACCGGACCGTTGGGCGGCGGGGGGCATACCCTTGATATCGTTGTCCACGTATGTCGCGACATCGTACTCCAGCAGCTCAGTGTGCTTCTGAACATACTCGCGGGACTGGCCGGCACCGATGAGTTCACGGAGCTTCTGGTTGCTCCGAACAATGTTGATGAGGACATGAGAGAGATCGTCGTCCATCCGCTGGTTATCCTCCATCACCACGGGCGGGCGGACGGTGAGGGGAGGAACTGCGAGGACGGTGCACACCATCCAGGCAGGGTGGGAGAACTTGGGGTCGAAACCGAGGATCTTGACGGTGTTGTCGGAGAGACGCTGGAAGCAGCGGAGAACCATCTCGGACTGAAGGGGGACCGCAGTCTCCTCATCCTTGCCTGCCAACTTGCCCTGGAGGGTGCAGACGGTACCCTGGATCTTCTCCACCTTCTTGATCATCTGGGTGCCGCAGGTGGCACA